TCATTTAATGTTAATTTATTATTTTTATACCCACAATTGCTACACAATTTACTTGAAGGAAACCATCTATCAATTTCAATAATATCTCTATCATACCAAGATGCCTTATATTTTAAAATTTCTTTAAACCTATATAAATATTTTATTTTCAAATTGTAAACTTTAAACCGAAAATTTAATAAAAAGAAAAAAGAATCTCACAATATGCCAGATAGTACACTAACTTCTGCGATAAATCCAAACAACAATTATGGTACATTAACAATTACAAGTGGAACGACCAGTATTGGTTATTCGAATTCGAATAGTGTAACACTCGATAATTGGTCAACTTCTGGATACCAATATGTACCTTACATGTTTTCTAATGATCCTATCTCAAATTTATCAAATTTAAATTATGAAATATTTTTCTCTCATGATGTTGGTGATCAATTAAAAGATAATATTATTTCTATTGATGGTAAATTGTTAACGTTTAATTGTGATTTTGTAGAAAAGGATAGAATTCAACCTTATGAGTTGATAATGAGAATGATATGTGAAAAAATAAAATTCACAATAACGGTTAATGTTAGTGATATTTTAACATTAAAATATACAGGAGTACAATTTAAAAATATCAAAAACAACTTTTCATTTTCTGAAAGTTGCGATTTTAGTATTTTAAAAGTGAAAATGAAGTATAAAAAAATTGTATATGATAACCATAAATTACATATAGCAGAAAAGAGAAAAGAAAAATTAGAAAAAATAATGGAAATATGATAACATTAAAAAGAATTAGAGATTTTCTATTTAGATTTGATTGTCCATATTGTAAATCTAAAATAAAATTAAAAGAAGGAAAATGTCCTTACTGCAACAAAAATGTTACGTCATGGGATTTAGAACTGATGTTAAGTGGTAAAATTCATGATGATCAATGCACTTAAAAAATAAAATATAATATGAAAACATTAAAGAAGTATAATGAAATTAAAAGAGTAAAGAATTCTTCTGATAAAGATAACGAATTATTAGAAAGCATGTTAAACGATGGTTGGAAGTATTGTCAAAAAAGTGAATGGAAAAAAACTAGGGTGAAAGAAGAACCTAAAACTGAAAAGAAAGAAGGTAAAAAACGAAGTAAAACGGTTGAAAATAGTAGTAATTAATGGCATTGCTCAATTTTATATATAAAAGAAAAATATAAAAATGAGCAATTGTTATATTTATACGTTAAAAGATCCAAACACTAATCAAGTTAGATATGTTGGCAAAGCAAAGAATCCTGAAGATAGGTATTCAAATCATATCAATAAAGGTAGAGATAAGAATACACATAAAAGAAATTGGATTAATAAATTAAGAAAAACTAATCAAAAACCATTGTTGGAAATTATAGAAGAAACTGCTGATATTAAATGGAAGGAAAGAGAAAAATACTGGATAAAATATTATTTAGATTCTGGTAATAAACTTGTTAATTATACTGAGGGTGGTGATGGTTTGACTTATGGTAACCAGACATCATATAAAAAAGGTGATGGTAATAAAATGGTTGTTGCGTTAGAAAGTGATGGTGAATTATTTAAAATTTTTGAATCGAGAATAAAAGCAAGTTTACATTTTGGTGTAAATGGTGGTGGTCTTGGTGGTACTCTTAATAAGTCTAGAAAAACTTGGAAAGGATATATGTGGTTATATTATGATGATTATTGTAATATGTCAAGGAGGGACTTGCTGGAGTATGTTGAATGGACGTTAAAATGTGATAAAAAATCAAATAAAACATCATTCAAAAAGGGTCATGATCTAAATTCTAAAAAAGTTTATCAATACACATTAGATTTAAATCTAATTAAAGAATGGAAAAGTTGTTCTGAAGCAGGAAGAAAATTAAATTTAAATAATATTGGAATTGGTAATTGTGCCAGAGGAACATCCAAATCTTCAGGTGGTTATATATGGAAATATGAAAAAATAAATAAATAAAATATGAAAGTGGTCGTGATTAACGGTGGTGCCGAGGTCGGAAAAGATAAATTTGTCTCATATTTTAATGACGTAGCAACTGATTTAAGAGTAAAAAATTATTCTTCAATAGATAGAGTAAAACAAATATCTGAAATTTGTTTTGGCTGGAATGGTAAAAAGGATAATGAGTCTAGAAAACTTTTATCAGAAATAAAAAGAGTTTGGACTGAGTTTAATGATGGTCCTTTTAATGTAATCAAAAAACAAATCGACACCGATTTAAAATATTGTGATGAAAATTGTAAAGATGAATCTAACAATATATATTTTTTACATGTTAGAGAACCTGAAGAAATTTCAAAAGTGAAAAAATATTATAATTCTAATTGTATTACACTTTTAGTTAAAAAAGATGTAGATTTTATTCCTGATAATTATTCAGATAAAAATGTTGAAAATTTTGATTATGATTATATTGTCGATAATAATGATTCAGAGGAAGAATTGAAAAATCGAGCAAAAGAATTTTATGAATTCATTAAAAAAACCTTGTAATTTCTTACAAGGTTTTTTTAATGCTTATTGGCAGGTTAATCTTAAGCCTCTAATAAAGGTGTATCATTTTTTGATGGTAATTCTTTGTTCAATTGAACAATAGTTACTTCACCATCTTTACTTCTAAGTGATATTTTATCACCAGTTTTAATTTCACCATCAAGAATCGCATCGGTTAGAGTATCTTCAATGTATCTTTGAATTGCTCTTTTCAAAGGTCTTGCACCATATTCACTATCCCATCCTTCAACAAATAAGAAGTCTTTAAGTGATTTTGTAATATTAACAACATATCCAATTTCTTTAAGTCTATCGAGAGTTGATTTAATTTCAAGATCAATAATACGGTGAATATCATCTTTTTGAAGTGCGTTGAACATAATAAGTTCATCAATTCTATTAAGAAATTCTGGCGCAAATTTCTTTTTTAATTCTTTAGTGATAACAGCATTTTGTTTATCCTGTAAGTTTTTACTATTTGCTGATGTTGAAAATCCCATTCCAGTTCCAAAATCACTAAGTTGTCTTGAACCTGTGTTAGATGTCATTATGATGATTGAGTTTTTAAAATTGACTCGTCTACCATAACTATCAGTTAAAATACCATCATCAAGCACTTGAAGTAAAATATTGAATATGTCTGGATGCGCTTTTTCCATTTCATCAAGAAGAACAATTGAATATGGCTTTCTTCTAATGGCTTCAGTTAATTCACCACCATCATCATATCCAACATATCCAGGAGGCGCTCCAATCAATTTAGAAACTGAATGTTTCTCCATATACTCAGACATATCAATTCTGATAAGGTTTTCTTCTGAACCAAATAATTCTTTTGCGAGAACTTTTGCCAAATATGTTTTACCAACACCTGTTGAACCTAAGAACATAAATGTTCCGACTGGTTTATTAGGATCTTTAATTCCAATTCTACTACGTTTGATTGAACGAACAATTTTATTAACTGCATCATCTTGTCCAATAACGATATTCTTCATTTTTGTACCAAGATTTTTCAATTTATTTGATTCATCATCATCAACCGCATCAAGAGGTATTTTGGTCATCATTGACACTACTTCTGCGATATCTTCTTTTCCTACGGTTTCACGATTTTCATCTAATTTTTCGTTCCATTCTTCTTTCAATTTTTTCAATTGTTCGGTGAGATTTCTTTCTTTATCTCTCCAAGAAGCGGCTTTTTCAAATTTTTGTTCGTCAACACATTCAGTTTTATTCTTTTCTGCCTCAGCAATTTTTTCTTCAAGTATTGAAATAGATTTAGGTTGATTTGAATTAGAATCAACATGCACTTTTGCTCCTGCTTCATCCATTGCATCAATTGCCTTATCAGGCATAAATCTATCATTCATATATTTATCAGTTAATTTAACACAAGCTTCCAATGCTTCATCAGTGTAAGAAACTTTATGATAATCTTCGTAACGAACTTTAAGTTGGTGAAGAATTGCGATTGTTTCCTCAACAGTTGTAGGCTCAACTACAACTTTTTGAAACCGTCTTTCTAATGCACCATCTTTTTCAATATGCTTTCTATACTCTTCAAGAGTAGTCGCACCAATACATTGGAATGTACCTCTTGCTAAGGCTGGTTTCAACATATTAGAAGCGTCTAGTGAACCTTGTGCTGAACCTGCTCCAATAATGGTATGAATTTCGTCAATAAACAGAATTATATCATTAGTTTCTTCAATCTCTTTAATAATTCCTCTTAAACGAGATTCAAATTCACCACGATATTTTGTACCAGCAACAAGTGCTCCCATATTAAGAGTAAATATTCTTTTATTTTTAAT